GAGAGAGGGGGATGCCGCTCCCCGAATCCCCCTCCCCTAGTTGCGAAGTCAACGATATTCGGTCCCACCAGGCGCAACATGCTTGACAAGGTGTGATAGACGGTAGAACGCGCCAGAAACAGCTCCGGGGATCGGAACGTCCCCGGCTGGCTCCGCCGTTACCGGCCAGGACCGACGTCGCCGAATTCAGCCAGCTTGCGAGCCGGAACGGTATCGATCTGTATCCCTGGCAGAAGACCGCTGCGCGATATCTGACCGCGCACGGTCGCGGCGACTCCTGGCTGTACCGCCATGTCGCCATCGTCGTCGCTCGCCAGTCCGGGAAGACGACGCTCCTGGTCCCGCTGATCCTGGGACGGCTCCTGGCCGGTCAGCGGATCATGCATACCGCGCAGGACCGCGTTCTTCCTCGAGAGATCTTCGGGCTGGTGGCGGAGATCGTCAGCGAAGAGTATCCCGACAAGCTCGCCCGACGCGGCGGACGGACCGTCAAGCCGCGCTTCGCCAACGGGACCGAAGAGATCCGGCTGGCGAACGGAGGGATCTACAGCATCGTCGCTCCGTCACGCGGCGGAGCTCGCGGGCCCGCGCGGGATCTGGTGATCATCGATGAGCTGCGGGAGATGGAAGACTTCGACTTCATCGCAGCTGCCACGCCAACGATGCAAGCCAGCCGCCATCCGCAGATGGTCTATCTCAGTAACGCGGGCGAAGAGACCAGCGTCGTCCTGAACGCGATCCGGGACAGCGCGGAGACCGATCCGTCCCTGGCGTACCTGGAATGGAGCGCTGCGCCGGACCGCGCGGTCGACGATCTGGACGGCTGGGCCGAAGCGAATCCGTCGATCGGCCATGATCCGTCAGCCGTCGACAATCTGACCGCCAGCTACCAGACGCACAAGGCACGCGGAACGCTGTCGATCTTCGAGACCGAACATCTCTGCCGCTGGGTTAAGACGACGCGGGACAGTCTGGTCGCAGAAGCGGAATGGAGCTCCTGTCGCGGGCTGACGGGATCTCCGCTCCGTCCGTCGATCGGCGTCAGCCTGGATCCCGACGGGAAGCGCGCCAGCATCGCGATCAGCTGGCGAATGGCCGATGGTCGGATCGCGCTCGAGCTCCTGGAAGACGTCAGCGGCGATCCCGTGGATACCGACGCCATCGGTCGACGGCTGAAAGAGATCAGCGACAAGCGCTCCGCCAAAGTCGGCTTTGATCCCCTGGCCGATCAGGAGCTGGTGAAGTACGTCAAGAAGGATCGGGCGACCAGCATCAGCGGTCAGAAGTACGCAGCTGCGTCGGCTCAATTCATGAACCTTGTCGCCGCTGGTCGGCTGGTCCATCAGGACGCCGATCCCGTCGGCGATGATCTGACGTGGACGGCGAAGAAGCCGGACGGGACGGACGGATCCTTCCATGCGGTCCGCGCCAACGACGATCGTCCGATTACGGCGTCGCTCGCGTCAATTCGTGCGGTATGGTTGTCAAGCGGACCAGCGGTCCCGACAGCGAGGGTCCTTTAATGAACGTTCGCGACTCGCTCCGGTATCTGATGTCGCCGGTCCCGGCTCCGGCTCCGGCAGCGGAGCCGTCGGCGAACGACTGGCGGACCGCTGCGGCGATCCAGGCGAAACAAGAGCGTATCGTCGCTCGAGGGATCGACAGCTTCACCGAATTCCCGGACTGGACGACGCAGACGCTCGCGGCGTTCGGTCTGACGGCACGACCCTGGCGCTTCCCGTCGGTTCAGGAAGCGCTAGGCGTGCCGCCAATCTTCCGCGCTGTCTCCCTGATCTCGAATACGACCGGGAGCTTGGCTGTCGAAGCCTTCCGGGACGGTACGAAGCTCGAGGGAGTCGATCGACCGCGCGTCATCGTCCGTCCGGATCCGTTCAAGACGGCCAACAAGTTTTACCGGGATACCGCGTTCTTCATGGCCACGCGCGGTGAAGTCTGGTGGTGGATCGCCAAGCGGGACGGTCTGGGACTCCCGATTTCGATCATCGTCGTCCCACCGTGGGAGATCACGCTGGATCCGACGAACGACCGGCTGAATCCGGAGATCACCTGGAACGTGCAAGGGAAGTCCGTTGTGATGGATCCCCTGGACATGCGCCAGATCACGTATCTCCCGGATCCGGTCACGCTACGCGGTCTGGGACCGCTGCAGGCATGCGGAGCTGCGGTCTCCGTCGCGGTCGAGTCCCAGGCGTGGGCGGCGAATTTCTACGCCGAAGGGGGATATCCGTCCGTCCTGATCAAAGCTGCCGGATCCCTGCGCGGCTCCGATGACGATCCGGACGGAGCCGCCACGGAAGCGGAGCTCCTGCGGGATCAATGGCGCTCGAAGGATCACAATACGCCCCGCGTCATTGACGAAGGGATCGAGTCCGTTACCGAATTCCCGGTCAATCCGCAGGGAGCGCAGATGCTCGACGCGCGTCTGGCCAACAAGGGCGATGCGGCGAATATGTTCGGCGTCCCCGGCGTGCTCCTGGAGTACAACGCTCCTGGCTCCGCGCTGACGTATCAGAACATCCAGGAAGTCTTCCGCCTCTTCGTCCAGACCAGTCTTGCGCCGAATTACCTCGAGCCGATCGAACAGGAGCTGAGCGACCTACTCCCGCGCAGTACCGTCGCCCGGTTCAACGTGAACGGCTTCGAGCGGGCCGACGCGAAGACGCGCTGGGAGACGTACGGTTTGGCGGTCCCGGTCATCGGCCAGGAAGCCGCAGCTGCGTGGGCGAACGAAGCGGAAGGCTTCCAGCCGGGCAACGTCGAATACGCTCCGGTCCCGTTCAGTCCACCGGCAGCGTTCCCGTCGTCGCTGCCAGCTGCGCGGAGCTCCGAAGCGGTCCGCTGCGACGGGAAGCGCGTCCTAAAGGGAATGCTCCGGCCATGCGGAAAGCTCCTGGCCGAAGCGGGACCGTTCATCGGTCGTTGTCCCCGCTGCGGGAAGGAGCATTCCGCGCTGGTCGCTTAGCGCTGATTCTCCCTTCTGTACCGGGCGACTTCCTCGCCCGTCACCAGCCAGTCGCGTCCGAATTTCACGGCTCGCAGCTTGCCGTTCTTGATCTGGTGCCGGAGGGTCGACGGGTCGACCCCCAAGACCAGCGCGGCTTCGCGCAGCGTCATCGCTTCGGCTCCGCTGTGTAATCCACGATCCAGCCGACTGGATTCTTGATCCTCCTGGCGCGAATCGGAGTCACCGTATGAGGCGATCCGACTTCCTTCCACCAGCGTTCACCTTCCCGTTTCGCCGCTTCCATCGCGGTCTTCTCAGTCCGCTTGCGTGGGCCGATGTATGCGTGCTCGATCATTTCGGATCCCCTTTCGTGCCACAGCTTCTGAGCTTCTGCGGCTCGAGCGTTCGCTTCGGCCCGACGCTCCTGGCCGATCGGGCAGCTGTCGTGGCAGAAGTCCTCGCACTCCGGCGTATGTCCACCGTTTGCGCTCAGCTCCGCCTTCGTCCAGATGAGCTTCGTCATTTCGGATCCCCTTTCGCGATGCGACTCGACGCCAGCCGTACGCCCGCAGATGTCGCAGCGCGTACGGTTAGACGTCATCGGCCTAAATGGGTGGTGGTAATCGGCGTTCTTCATGTCCCTACATTACTACACGCTGACGGGTATGTCAACCCTAGCGTGTATAAAGCGTTGACAGAACGCACCACCACCGGCCATGATTGCGCACGCAATCGAATACGAGCCGTGCGCTCCGTCGCCAGTCTCGATCGTCGGCCTCCTCCCGCGCGGAATCGTCCGCAACAGCGCGGTACTGGAGGCTTTCCTTATGGCAGACGATCTCGAGCTCGTGGAGCTTCCCGAAGACGACGAAGCGATCGTCGTCCGGTCGGCTGATCTTCGAGAGATCGACGTCAGACTGTTTCCGCTCAATCAGGCTTTCCGGACTCGCCAGGGTCTCGAGGAATTCGCGCCAGGGTCGACCAGCCATCTGGGACCGACGTCGCTTCTCCTCCAGGGGCTCGAGCACGAAGCCGGAATCGGTCTGGATCAGGCCGGTCAGCCGACGCTGAAGCGTCGTCCGCAGGGTCGCTCGACCCGGATCTGGGAAGACGATCGGCACGCGATGGCGACATTCAAAGTCGCCAGGACGCAAGCCGGAGACGAGATCCTGGCTCTGGCCGAAGACAAGATCGTCAGCGGTGTCTCGATCGAGATGGATCTGGCGAAGAACGTCACAGAGAAGATCACGCGGTCCGGTCAGACGGTCCGGCGGATCACGCGCGCTGCGCTGACCGGCGCGGCTCCGACTTACCGACCGACGTACGGCGATCAGGCGTCGGTCGTTGCCATTCGATCGCAGGAGGAGACCGGCACGATGGCCGAAGACACTCCGGCAGCTGCCGGACTCAGCCAGGAAGCGACGAATGCGATCGTCGCGCAGCTGGCGGACGCGTTCAATCGACCGCTTGACGCCATCATGGCGCGGCTCGAGACACTCCAGGAAGCCGACCGGACGGCGATCCAGCTTCCTGCGACCCGAAGCTCAGACGATCGGGTCGAGCTCCCACAGAAAGGCGTCTGGGCGCAGACGGTCCTTCGGATGCTGACCGGTGAGATCATTCCGTCGAGCGATACCGCGATGCGGTCGCTGGATGACGTGATCACGTCCGACAACCTTGGCGTTGTCCCTCCGGCCTATCTGACGGAGATCATCGGCGTCATCGATGCGAGTCGTCCCTTCCTGGCGACGACTCGACGGCTCAGCCTCCCGGCCTCCGGGATGGACATCAAGGTCCCGATCATCAACCAGCGTCCCGAAGTCGGGATCCAGGATCCGGAGAAGGAAGAAGTCGCTTCCCGGAAGACCCTGATCGGTACGGAGACGTTCTCCGCTGTCTCGATCGCCGGAGCCGCTGACATCAGCATTCAGCTCCTGAAGCGCTCGAGTCCCGAATTCCTGGGGCTCTTCGTGGAGCTCTTGGCGGAGGCATACGCCATCTTCGCCGAAGACGTCGCGCTCGACGCGCTGGCGAACGCGATGGGCGGCTGGAACCAAGGTGACGCGCTGAACCCTGCGAGCCTGTCGCTGGGAGCCGCGTTCATCGCCAGCTTCGACGCCATCCGGCGTCCCCCGGATACGATCTGGCTGTCGACCCAGGCGATCGGTGAATTCATCGACGCGAAGGCGACGACGACGAACCAGCCGCTGTATCCGGGGCTCACGGCTTCGGCGACAGCTGCGGGAGGGATCACCGGCGTGATCTCCGGTCTCCGCGCGGTCCACGTCCCGACGCTCGACGATCATGGCGCGTTCGCCATCGTCGGACCGTCCAGCGGCTTCGCCTGGACGGAAGACGGAACGTATACGCTCCAGGTCGACGTCCCGTCCAAGGCCGGACGCGATGTCGGCATCGTCGGGATGCTCTGGGCGATGCCTTGGTATCCCGCAGCGTTTAGCCTGTACAACGTCGCCAGCTGATCTGGGGTTAGCTAACGACGGAGGAGACTGAATGGCAGACTGGCCGGACGAAGACGAGCTGAAACAGGTCCTGAATATCGACAGCGATGATTGGGACGTGACGCTCGATCGGGTCCGGTCAGCCGCCATCAGTAAAGTGAAGCGTGACGTCGGCTTCTGGGACGAGCTGACGGACATGCCAGACGACGCGCTGGCTCAAGCGTCGCTCCGCATGGCGGAGCTGATCAGCGAACGTCCTGCCT